CACCGACAGTAAAGCAATCTCCAGCGCGGACGTTGGTGTTGCTCGACAGGGTGATGGTCTGATAGCGGTTATCGACGTTGCCAACTTCGCCGGTCGAAGCCGTCGAGGTCGCCTTCGGCACCCAATACTGAGCAGCCGAGGTGCGGGTATCGACAGTGATCGAACCGCCACCGGCAGCAGCCGCAATACGACGGCCCACGTCCAGCTTGTAGGTGTCAAAGCTTGCCACCATACCGACCTGTGAACGCTCGTAAGCGGTCAGGGTCTTGCCAGCGACAAGATTCTGACGGCCAGCGAGGTTTCCAGCCATGCCGTTGTAGTCGCGGGTGTTCAGCGCCAGATAACGCTGATCCTGCTGCACGCCCTGCTCGTTCATGATGGTGTCGCACAGGGCAACGTCATCATAGGAGCCAGCGGCGGTCGTGCGGGTCACGACAAGCGTGGCCTGCTGCGTAGCAACGTCGAGGACGGCGCTGTTGATGGCGCTGGCCAGCTTGAAAGCAGAGCTTTCAGCCAGGCGGCCTTCCTGCAACGCATCACGCATTTCTTCAGCGTCCAGTTCGAACGTGTCGTTCTTACGGAAGCCCAAGCGCGACGGCACGGCCAACTGAACGCGGTTGCGGGCAACCACCGGAGTGCCGACAACACGATCCTGGAGCAGGCCGATATACGGCTGCGGACGCCAGATGGTGTCGTTGGTGCGTTCCATCAACTGGCCATTGGTGCCGTAGGTGTTGACGTTGCGCGACATGATGAGGCCATCGGTGAAGCCTTCGAGCATCTGCTCGAATGCAACCCGCTCCTCCTTGGAAAAGCTATTAACCATTCTTCATTCCTTCGTTGGGTTATGCTGCACGCTTTTGCCGACGGTAGGCAATCACCTTACTGTAATCGCCCGTCTTTTCGGCATCAGCCCGCAGCCGATCAAGTGCTGCATCAGCCCCCGCAACGCCAACTGGCGCAGTGCCGGTCATTGGCTTTTCAGGGGCAACGGTTGATTTGCGCTTCGTCACCTTCAATTCGCTTTCCAGTTTAGCCGCCTTGAAGGTGAATTGCGCGAGGCTTTCAATCTTGGCCAATTCCTTGGCCCGTTCCGGGTATTTGCCCAACGCATAAACCAGCATCGCGGGATCGTCTGCACCATCCACGAGGATTGCCCACCGCATGTCGCCAAACAATTCACGGACGTTTTGTTCCGCATCGTCTACGTCATCAGCCGGCAATGCCTGCTTGCGCTCAGTGTAGGTTGAAAGCCGCGATTGCCAGGCTTGCTCCGCTTGTTCCTGCTGCTTGCGTGCAGAGGCTTCCGCGTCATCGGCGTTGCGTTTAGCGTCCTTCCAGCCGTCCAACTGGCGCTCAAACTCGTCTGCGTCATAGTCGCAACTTTCAAGCGTTGGCTTAGGCGGCAATGCGGCTTGCACCGGCTGCTGCCGTTCCTTGGCTTCCAGTTCCTTTAGGCGCTTCGTGAGTTCCCGGTTATGCTTGCGCAAATCTCGCACCCATGCAGGCGCGGCGGTTTCTTCCGGTTGAGGCGGCGCTTCCTCACCAATCGAAACAATCAACTCACCGTCATCATCACCAGACTCCGGGGCTTCTGCGTCTGTGCTGGCGGCTTGTGTCTCACCAGCATCGGACGTTTCGTTCACTACAGAATCGGCGGCATCGGCTTCCTGTTGATACGTTTCATTCTCTGCCACGTTCATCGTTATCACACTCCCTCACAGATTTAAAGCCCCTGCGGTGGGCCTCCAGCGGCAAGAGCGCCGCCGATTGCTTGAGCGGCCTTAACCGCTGTATCCAGTTGCTTGCCCTCAACCGTGGCCAGCGTCTCAATCGTCTGCGCGCGGGTTTTCTCAGTGTTGGCCTCGGCCAGTGCCGTATCAGCCACGGCCTTCTGTGCCTTGGCCTGCGCTTCCATCGCCATAGCGTTTGCAAGCACCGCGTTAGGGTCTTGCTGCTGGCCCTGCTCTACCGCAGCGGCTTCCATCTGTGCGCGTTCTTCGTCGTTCGGCTCAACTGCACCCATGCCGACCAACTGGCGGCGGTAGAACTGGCGAAGATCGCCCAACCCCTCGCCGTCCATGTTCATCATGGCAGTGGCCAGCAGCACCTTCTGATCTTGCGGGTCAGCAGCCATCTGCAACAGGCCAGTGATTGCCCGGACGGTGGCGTCACGGCGCGATGTGAACGCCGGGCCAACGTCAACGGCCACATCCAGTTTAGCGCGGCTTAGGTCGTTCCTAAACCGCTGTTCGCCCGTGTTCTCGTCGATGATCGGCTGCATCAGCTTGACTTGCCCAACGCTGCCGTCCTCATTCAGCGACTTCATGGCCCGGTTATCGTCAACGTAAATGTCCTGGGCCATCGCCAGCCATATCTCGCCAGCACGGCGCATGGCCTTGGCGAAGTTGGACAGGTAGATGAACGCGCTCTGGTCGATCCGGTTCTGGATCATCTCAACGGCCTTGCCGCTGATGTTCGAAACCATCTTATCCTGCGCGGGGTTGAATCCCAGCACCTCGGCCATGTCCTGCTCGGTCAACTGTAGCAGCGCGGCCATTGCAGGCGGCACGGCAGGCGGCTGCGTGTAAGCCAACGGGCCAGCGGGCTGCACCTGGCCATTGGCATCGGTAATCGGATTGACCAGCAAATACGGGTAATTCTTTACGTTGTCCTCGGCCCACATAAGCTGGTGGCCAGCAACCTGTTCGGGCAGTAGGATCGGCTTCTGCACCGCCGACAGTGCCGCCGTCTCAGCCAGGCGGCTGATCTGCATATTCTTGAGGCGCTGCGGGTCTTTCGCCAATCGCACCACGCCCATGCAACGCTCAATGTTGTCGATGAACCAACGCTTGCCATAGACCGGCACGACCGGAATGTGCTTGCCAGCAATGTAACCGGCATCCTCCAGCACCCGGCCACCGGACATGATGTACTTGCGCACCTTGCGGCCGCGCTTTGTCCATTCCTTAATGACGTTGCCACCCAGCAACTGGGCCATGCGGATCTCGTCGTATTCGCGGCCTTCTTCGCCATCTTCGGCCTCGGCCACGTCCTCGGCTTCGAAGTCCATCGTCTTACCGTCTGGCATCTCGTAGCGCATCATTGGCGTGCGCTCGTCCTCCACGCGGTAATATTCCGCCACGTAGACCACGTCCGGCGTGGCCCAATCAAACTCAATCGTGTCGTTGTTCTTGGGCCAGCTTGCCGGATCATCGCCCCACTTGGCCATGTATCCGTTGCGCGTTACGCTATACAGCACCCAGCACTGCGTGGCGTCGGACTTGTCCATGCGCTTGGCGTCGAGGTCGAAATAGACGGACGTGTCAGCGTCGGCAATCATCTCGAACCGGATGCGCTGGTTCTCGTTCTCATCGTCATACTCATCTTCGTATTGTGTGCGCAGGCGGAATGCGCCGAAGCCACCGCTGGCGGCTTCCTCGAAGGCGTTATCGCAGGCTTCGTCGCCATTGCTATCTGCGTAATCAGCCCGGAACAGGCCGTCGCATGTATCGGCAGTCTCATCAGCGGCTGCGCCATCCTTTGGCACGAAGTCCACCATGACGCGGTTGTTGCGGTATTCACCGACAACGCGGTTAAGCGCCATCGCAATCTTGTTGATCTCCATGCGCGGGCGATTGGCGAAGGCATCTTCGTATTGCCCTTCCCACATTGCGCCTGGAATGCTGGCAAAGCGCCGATCAGTGATACACTGCTTGCGCTCATCCTGAAGCGCCGACTGCGCACGGTTGAACTCGGACAACGCTTCAGCGTGGATGGTCGCCAGTCGTTCGGCTTTTGATACTCGCGCCATATGCCCTCTTCACCGTTCACAACGTGCGGCGGTCAGTTGTATCACCGCGCGAACGGGCTGGCAACTGGTAGCGGCATAGCATCAAACGGCTTGCGCACCGGAGCGCGGCGCACGGCCTCGCAGGCGTAACGCAGCGCGTCGATCACGTGGTTGTTCTTATCATCCAGCACCGGCAGGATGCGCCCGGTCAGCGGATCGACCTTGTAGCTGTAGCTGGTCAACTCGTCGATGGTATGCTGGCAGCGCGGATGCACCACGATATCGTAGGACTTCAGCCACTCGATGCCCTCGGTGACGCTGTTCTGCCCTTTCACCGCTGACATGATGCGCGGGAATCCGTGATTGCGCAGATGGCTGATCGTCTCCGGCCTGGCGCTGTCCGCCACGATTGGCCACTTCTCAGCCTCTGGGATGGTCAGGAACAGTTCAGGCGTGTTGACAATCTCGCAGCCAATCATGAACGCCTCATGGTCAACGTAGACGGTGCGTCCGATGATATGGCAACGCACAAGCACGGTCGGATCAACGGCGAAGCCAAAGTCAGCCCCGAAACGATGCACCGCATCAGCAGGCGCTTCGAAGTCCTCCACGCGCCAGTTGCGGAACACGCGGGCTTCGCTGTTGGCCACGTAACCGCCCAGCCAGATGTGCGTATATTTATCCGGGTCGCGCCGCTGGTCGTATTCTAACTCGGCGCGGAGAACGTCGGGGAACCAGGGGTTGAGGTCATAGTTGACGCGAAGGAAGATGCTCTTCGGTGGCCTTTCCTCGCCGCAGAACATCACGTCGATTGGGTCGGTCGGGTTCTTGGGGTTCCAGGTAAAGTATATCTGACTGCCCGGCTTGCGGATCGTTGGGATCAGAATGTCAAGGCTGGCTTGACTGACCGTCTGTGATTCTTCCACCCAACAAACGTCGATCCCTTCCATTGATTTGATGCTGTCAATGTTCGTGCGCACGCCAGCAAACAGGAACAGCGAACCGTTCCGCCCGCGTATCTCCGTCTCGGTTGACACGAAGAAGTCCGACAGCCCGCACCGTTCAATGGTGTCGTCGAGCAGGCGCTTAACCGAGTCCTTGATCGACTTCTGAATCTCGCGGGCGCACAGGATGCGCAGCGGCTTTGCAGCAGCCCGTAGGACGAGGCAGGCAGCGACAGAATAGCTTTTGCCGCTCCCTCGCCCGCCGACCAGCGCAAAGTATCGCGCATCTTCATCAAACAGGCTTTGGCACCAGTCTGGGAGGTCAATGTTAGTCATGTGCAGACTTGATAAACCGCACTTCGATGGCCGTCATCAACGGATTGTCCTTATCGCCCTGAACTTGCATCGGCAGCACTTTGCCCACCAGCGTCATGAACGGGCCTGGGTTCTCTTCAGCCTGTGCCGCCAAGTAATCAACGCCGCCGGCCTTGTCCAAAGCGGCTAGGATCATATCCTTGATGGCCGTCGTGTTTTTGTTCAACACGCCTTTTGGCCGTCCTTTGCCGGCCTGCGCCATGAACGCGGGAGTAATCCGCTTATCGACCGTTTTTTTCGGAGCGTCAGTCATACGGCAACTCCATACCATTTCTCAACCATCAATTCCAGTGCCACGCTTGCCGGGCCTGTGATGCTCTGCTGGCCGCTCTCCCAGCGCCGGACGGTGCGCCGTCCTTCACTGCCCATGCGCAAGACTGCGGCAAGGTCAGCTTGCGTCATGCCGAGAGCCTGGCGATGGGATCGGACTTGTTCTGGGGTCATTTCTCTTGCTCCTGTTCAACCCATCCGCCCCACTGATCGGCCATCGCTGTTGCAATGCCCTCGAACGTGCGGCTGCGGTCTTTCCACCTGTTTGGCCCCGGTGGCGCACGATGCACCCATGACCAGGCGCGGTGATCGTCTGTGCCAGCTTTTGGCGCGGCAAGACGGT